ACGAGTTCCCAGTGCTGAACTGCTGTCTCGAAGGAGCACCATTGTTCTGAAATTGTATTGCCGAATTGGTCACATTCCCGGTTGCTGCTGCTACGGGCGAGGCATTGTTATTGGTCTCTCCTTCCGCAAATACCGGACTGCCTACTACTGTGAGAAGACAGAGAAGGAATTTGTAGTGGAGTTGATTGTATAGTCTGTTGTGATATCCCATTCTTCTATAAGACCAGCAGCTCTAGTCACTGTTTCCAGCGACCAAGCTTTTGTGTCATCTTTAATTGAGAATTTTGTTCCTGATCCAGCTATATCTGCATCAGCAGTGACGTTAGTGCCGGACCATGTACTTACAGCACCTCCCATCACTTTCTTTTTCGTAACTTCTTTTATAGTCTGAGTTGTGACTGTATTACTCGTCATATTTCCAGTGGTGAACTGGGGCGTGACGGTATTTGCTCTTGCCATGCTGGGTGATAACAGAGCTAAAAGCAGAATTAATTTCTTCATGCTTTAATAAATATTTCCTGAGATAGATATACGATCTAAATCACTTGTATAAAATGGATAAACTTCATGTTGAAGTTGTGCTGGAAACATCACTAATGTACCTTCCCATGTAGGGTCTAACTTATAGTCATATTGAGTAATCCTTCCCAGTACACTGTTGTAAATAAATCGGAAACCACCATTCAAATGTGGTTTACTTAAACCTTTTGCTTGGATTGTTTTTCCTTCCTCTTCTCTGTCGTATGGTATTTTCATCCATAGAACAAAACTTAGAGCACCAAAATGATGGTGCAGAGGATTAAATTCATGTTTTTTTTGAAAATTAACCCATAAATCTCTTACCTGAAAACCTGGGTGGTACATATACTGTAAGTTTTTAGAAAGATCTAATAGATAAGGTGAGAATTTATTTTCGAGATCTGGTAATCCCAAACTGCTTGATACATGACCTTCTAATTTATTTTTATACTCAACTCGAGCTAACTTAATTTGAGACCAAACATAATCCATCATTTGGGTATCTAGTTTATCCTGAATCCAATATTCAGTCTCTGGGCGAATAATTTCCATTATGCTGTTGTTTTATCTTTGTGCGCCATAGGACAGACTGGCGGTTTGGTATTTTTGTTTGAGTTATTTGTCTGTAAACCGAACGAATAGAGTGCAGATCCAAATATCGAAGCCACAAATGTTATGTCCGTATTTGCAGTCTTCTTAATCATTGGTAAATCGATGTAGTTCAAAGTAATAATGAAACCACTCCAGCAGACAACACCCAGCCTCACGAAAGTCCCAAGGACTTCTAGATTGTGTTCTTTATCTTCTGCGGCTTCTTTAATTTTTCCTACGAGACCTTTTTTCTTTTCTCCTTCCATTTATCTATTTTGCTTTGTAGTAATTTTTGTATCTTCTTTTTAATAGCGTCAAAGAACGGTTGAGCAAAAGTTGTTACTGCTACAGCAGACACAGCAGCATATCCTGCAACTACTACTGTATCTGCGGTAGGTAAGGGAACATCAAAATTAATAACTGGAATATTTAATTTCGGTGGAGGTGGTTGCTCAGTTGTCTCTGTAGTTTCCGCTTGTATTTCCTCTTCAGCTTCTAAATCACTTGGAGGAATAACCATAGGAACATAACTAGGAACATCAGCTGTAGGTAACGGTATAGATATAGTCTCTATTGTTTTTACAGCTGGTATTTCTATGGTTGGTATTTCCATTAAAAGGTTAATCCACCTTCAGGGACCTTAGAGCTTAAATAACACAAATTAAGTACGTATCTCATTGCTGTATCTGTTTGTATAACTGCCTGATGCTTCATCCTGCCATCGAAGATTATTAATCTATTAGCTTTCGATTTAACAGGTGCTTTATCTTTTTCAAATTGAGTAAATCCATTACAATCATTGAAATAAAATATTGCAGTTTTATATTCAAAACCTTCTCCCATATCAGTATGATATCCAGTTTCAAAATGTTCTGAACGTGCTAGATCTAAATTGAGTTTTATACGTAAAATAGCCTCCGGTTGTATATAGGAGAGTAATTGATGTATAAGAGGATAAATTATTTCTCCTTCTTGAGTTGGTACGGGACCTTCCAGTGGAGCCCAAAAAACTCTAGTAAAGGAGTAATCATTAGTTAAGGCATAATCAAATTCTTTCTTTTTAACTTTGCCGTGTCCATACTGCCAAAGAATAGACTCTTGAATAGGATCTTTCCACTCATTAAAAGATTGAGCAGGAAGGAAATCGTTATATAAATAACGTAATTTTTTTTTCATATTATTCACCACATCCATTACAGCCAGTTGTACGATTGTTACTTATCCATCTAGCTTCCGTAGGATCATATTCTTTTAATCCATCAAATACATGAGGCTTCAGAATAAAACAAACCGCTGCACCTATACCTTCTTGTGTAAGCTTTAACGCTCTGTGATTACCATCAAAAATACAGTATCTTTGTTCGACAGTAGTATTTTCTGGGTCAAGTTGAGATTCATAAATAATGATTGGATACCTTGTATCTGCTGCAATCAGTCTTCTTTTACTTATTCTTGTCCAAGGCTTTTTCGGATCATACTGTCTGATATGAATCCACTGTAGTGGGATGATGTATAAATCATTAAAGGTTAATTTGTCATAGATTTCCCGTGCTAAGTACAGAGTATCTACATCTAATTTAAAAGGACTTTTATAATGGGTAGGAAGTGCCATTCTAATCTAGTAATGTTTGAATTTCAGACTGTTTACCAGTCCAACTTTTAGGAATTTTAGTTTTAACGTTATCTATTTCTGCATCTACTGCTTTTTGTTGTGTATCGTCACCCTGTCTTGCCCAGTAAGCTGCATCCATTTGTTTTTGAAGACGAGGATAATGAGCTAATCTTGCTTGTCTGTAGTCAACATCTGCATCTTCTACGGTAGGGTCTAAGTCAAATTCTTCTCCTACTGATACAGGAACGTCAGCTACCTTAGAAAAAGGTTCAAATGTGTTGTTATAGATTTTGACAGTTTCTTTTATTGCGTTTTTATCTTGCTGTTTTTCAATTGGGATTAAGGCATGAGTGCCATTTTCGTACTCTACTGTTATAGAGGTTACGGTTACTTCTTTTACTGTTGCTTTCATAGTTATCTTCCGGCTACTGAGCCTGAGTTATTTAATGTAATTGATGAACGATTGTATATATAGTATCCAGCTAGTCCACCAGATGATCCACTAGAACCACCAGATCCTCCAGATCCAGATGAACCTCCAGAACCATTTGTATGGTTTCCGTTAGATCCTGAACTACCTGAACCACCAGTTGATCCTGTACTACCTGAGTTACCATTTGAGCCAGAGTTACCAAATGAACCGCCGTTTCCTCCAGTTCCACCAGTTCCACCTTGTCCACGAGAACCACCTTGTCCTCCGTTTCCAGCGTTTGTTCCACCACTAGAACCACTAGAACCAGATCCTCCAGAAGAACCTCCGGAACCGCCAGATCCATTAGAAGCAGATTGGTTATATCCTTGTCCTACACCACCATTACCGCCAGCACCGCCAGCTCCACCAGAAGAACCGCCAGCTCCTCCAGCTCCACCGTTATTGTATTGCCAACTCATACATTGCCAATACCAGCACCAACCGGTATATGAAAGTCCATTAATAAATTGATTACCTAAGTGGGTTGTACCTGTCAACCATGGGGTCATACCCCTATATCTACAATCTTGTAGTTTGTGTCCATAAGCCCAACTAGAGTATGTAGATACATCAGTACCATCCCATCTCGAAGTACAACCCCAATAGGGAGCAGTACCAAGCTGAATTTCTTGTTTACCTTGTCCTCCAGTACCACCTTGTCCACCGTTTCCACCAGTACCACCTTGTCCGCCTCGACCTCCGCCGCCACCGCCAGATTTGACGTTTGCGCCTGAGTTAATATTAATCGTAACTCCACTTGTATGAGTACAGTGTATAGCGTTTCCACCAGTACCACCGTTAGCAGAACCACCATGTCCGTAGACATTACCACTAATGTCAAAGACTAAAGTTCCGCCCATACCAGAAGGTACATTCATAGCGTGTGTTGATGTACCACCAACAGTTACGCCAGAAGGTACAATTACACGTTTAGGTACAGTAGATGCCCAGTTACTACCAAATATGGTTGCATAGTTTGCGTGGGTATCTCCATTACTGTGAGTATGTTGAATCTCATTAACAGCTGAATAGCAGTTAGAAAGAGAAAAGGTTCCAGATTCAGGAATGTTTGTATTATTTCCTGGCACGTATGATCCATTTCTATAGTATTCACTCATACTATGAGGAGCTGAACCGCCAAATTCATCAACTAAACTTTGAATGGAAATTGTTCCATTATCAGGGCAAGCCATTATTTACCTCCCTTTTTGTGTTCGTCTAGTTCTGCTTTAAGTTCGTTTATTGCGTTTATAAGTACGCAAACTAATCTTCCATAGTCAACTGACTTTGTACCATCATCAGTTTCTTTAACTACTTCTGGTACTACTTTTTCTACTTCTTGTGCAATTACACCAATATCTTCTTGTCCATCACTTATCCACTTGTAATTAACACCACGTAACTTTCCTACGATTCCAAGAGAATCATTAATTGTAGAAATATCAGTCTTTAATTTTGCGTCAGAGTAAGCTGTTACGTTTCCACTAGCAGTAAGATCTCCAGTTACGCCAACTCCACCACTAGCAGTGTTTAATCTTAGACTCCCATTATGGTTGAGGTTGACGGCTCTATTTGCGTCAAAAGATATAGCAGTTTTAGTTTGACCACTTTGCCCATTTCCTTGTTGAAATGACCAAGCTTCGTAAGAACTATTTCCGTTTAGGAAAAAGGTCAAACTACCATTATTATCTTGATAACACATCAGCCCATGACCATTATTAGACGAATAATTATCGTTTCCTAATCTCAGACCCCAAGGTCCACCATCATCAGTTTTGATATTAACAATAGGACTACTTGCACCATCATCTGTAAATTCAGCACCTTTCATCGAAGGTTTTTGATCTGACAATGCAGCAGCTATTTCAGAGTTAGTCTGGTCTGCGGTGGCTGATGCTTCTATGCCATTAAGCTTAGTATGATCAGCATCAGTAAATACATTACTATCGCTGGCATTTTCTACAAGGGTTCTTATTTCTGCGGCGGTTTGGTCTGCTGTAGCTGCGGTTTCTATACCGTCTAATTTTGTACCATCAGCAGCTACGTCTCTACCGTCAACTGTTCCTGATACTGTGATATTTCCTGTTACGTCAATACCAGCACCAAAGTCTGTATTGCCAGCTATATCAAGATGACCATCACTATTTACAACTAGCCTATCTGCCGAATTTGTAGTATCAATTATTTTAAAATCACCATTATGATTTCTTAATCTAAAATCAGGATTATCGTCATTATCTACAAGATTTATACTTGGTAATTGCGCAGTAACAGTTACACTACCAACATATGCACTACCTGTTGATGTTATCTGTTGACTACCAAAGTCAGGAGAGACTTTAGTTCCAGCTATTGCTGCGTTAGAAACTACGTTTGCATTTGTAACTGTTACGTCTGAAGGTAAAGCTCCAGCTCCAATCTTAGATGTTGCTATGGAGTCATTAGCTAATCTACCAGCAATACTTGCAGAAGATACATTTGCCATATCTTCAGCAGCTACTGGGTGTCCACCTTGAGTTGATCCGTCGTGAACTACGGGGACATCTTTGTCCACGTCAATGGTTACTTCACCTTCAGCACCAGTAAATGATGCGTGTTGAGTTGTAGTACCACGCCTAAGTTTTAATAATTTTGCCATTTAAAGAGTACCGAAATCTATTTGTAAGTTGTCACCACTGACTGTTCCTACCTCTGTGAGGTTCTTATCATTGCAGTCAAGATGGTTTGCTAATGCAGGGTTTGCATCATTAATAACGCCAGCAATTCCTGGAGATATTCCTGTCCATGAAGTGCCGTTGTAAAAGTTAAGGATGTTAGCAGTTGTGCTGTACCAAAGATCTCCTGCTGAAGGTGATGAAGGAGCACCACTTTGGATTACATATTCGTCTGCATATCTATTTACGTTTGCTATTGCACCACCAACTGTATTTACGTTGGAAATTGAACCGGCAACCGTAGTAACATTTGCGTTATTACCAGCCACAGCAGTAACATTAGATGATATACCAGCTACTGTGTTGACGTTAGCTATATTTGATCCAACAGTATTAACTGAGTTATTTCCAGATCCAGTATTTACCGCATCTGTGATATTTCCTAAATCTTCTTGATATGTAATCTGACCAGCAACAATATTAATGTTAGTTAGCGTTGCTTGGTTAGGTGTAATAGGACTATATCCATCTCCAGCACTACCGTCATAGACCATCATCACTTTGTTTGATGAGTTATCAAACCATAAGTCACCATTAGCTAGAGATCCACTGCCAGGTCTAGCTGTTGGTGCAGAAGCATTAACTTGATATCTATTAGCAAAGTTATCTATACTTGAGACATTTGCTCCAGCTGCTGCGATATTAGTCGCATTAGCTGCGACAGTTGTAACCTCTGTTGCTTTCGGGACTAATCTATGGAAAGCATATGTATGTGTTGTAGTTGTTGTCTCTACGATTACACCAAATCCTGCTGTGAGAACTGTAGATCCGCAACCAGTAATAGTTACAGTATTTCCAGTTCCAGCTCCATTCGCAATAGTGACACTTCCACCAGAAGGTGTACGTGTGGTTCCAATAGCTTTGATAGATACGAGAGTACCAGCACCATCGTTTACATCTGGGTTAGCTGTAGGGAAAGAAGTCTCATTAGCTAAAGGTACGAAACCTCCAACATCATCAACTAAGTCAATTATCCTTGCATCTATAGCAGCAGTAGTTGCCACTTTAGAATCAACACTAGACCATGTAACTCCACTAGCAATAGTTTCGGAAGAATCCTGTCTAAGGAATGCAGCGTCCGCTTCTGTTTCTGTGTAATATCTACTATCTAAAGATGTAGTATTCATCTCAGATAGGGTAAGTTTGTCAGATTGTAGTAGTGTTTTTATTTCACCAGCTGTCTGATCTGCTGTAGCAGAAGGTTCTATTGCAGCAAGTTTGCTCTGTTCCGCATCACTAAACTCGTTAGTATCAGCGTTTGCTTCATATAGAGTTTTGATTTCTGCGCCAGTTTGGTCAGCAGTAGCTGCCGTTTCAATATTAGTTAGCTTGGTTTTTTCTGCATCTGTATATGCGTTGGTATTTGAGTTACCCTCATAAAGAGTTTTTATCTCAGTAGCCGTTTGGTCATCTTTAGCGTTGGTCTCGACAGTATCAAGTTTTGTACCATCTGCTGCTATATCTCTACCATCTACAGTCCCACCAACAACTATGTTTCCAGTTGTCTGTACAACTTGTGAACCAAAGTTAGGTGAAATCTTTGTACCGGCTATAGCAGCTGAACTATTGATATCAGCATTAACAATTGATCCATCAACTATGTTTGATGAATTAATTTGCACCCCACTAGGCAGAGTACCTGTTGCTATTTTGCTTTGCGCAATAGCGGCAGTTCCACTGATATCGTCATTAACAATAGTTCCATCTTCTATTTTGGAAGAAGTTATAGATCCGTCTTCTATATCGTGCTTGAGGAATGGTTGATCCTGTAATTCATGTATTGCATACAATGCCTGTTCTGCATTGGCATTAAGGTCAACCGCTCTTATAGATGAACCAGCTGCGAATACAGCTTTAGGATCATCGTCTCCACTAGTCTTTCCTACAGTTGTCTCTCTATAAACTCTTACAGAAACTCCTGTTTTAGGGGCACCTGTAGTTTCTTGTACGCTTGAGTCAATACTAGTATTATTAAACTCTATTCGTGTAGGGTTAGCGGAAGTGTTTACTGTGTATTTAGTTGTCGCTTGCACTACTCTATTGAGTGCAACTTTTACGTCTTCAGTTTGTAGGATTGGAAAGGTATAGTTAAAATTTTTATTTGAACCATTACCAGTTCCATCATCATATGTAGCTGTCATGTCTCCGTCTTGGATTAATTGACGGGTGGATTATTTGTTTTCTAGATCCCAGATTTCTATTTCTGGATTTCGTATCGTATCTTTTGATCTCTCTCCTGCTTCATTGTTATCTATTAATTGCTGCTTACCTTCTTGTACAAGTCTTATTATTTCTGGATGATCTTGTATTTGTGCCCACGCTTTCTTTTTAGCATTTTCAAATGCCTTCTTTATCATGTCATTATGATGGTAGGTCATTGGTTCAATATGATCGTCACCTCTCTTTCTATCTTCATTCATTATCGCTATTGACTCATGAATATCCGGATGTTTTTTCGGATCAGCATACTCATTAAATATCTCTTCTAAATTTCTACCTTTATTATCTTTATATTTTCCAATAGCTTCTTGGAATAAAGATCTAGCAACATTGCTCTTACTTAAATCAACTTTAAACCCTAAACCAGCTGGAGCAGAAGTTACTGTAGTTCTTAAGTCGTATTGACAAATATGTAGTAAATTCCTTCCTGGACTTGGTTTAAGACCAAAATGTACAGGGCTTACTGCGTTAAATACACTCTCGAAGAAATTCCAATCTCTAAGAGGTTTTCCATTTAAGATGTCATATTTAATTGGCAATTTACCAGTAAAACCTTTAACACCTAAACGCTCTGTAGCAAGGTTACGGTTTCTAACAGAATCCCATACATCCTTATTAAGTTCTCTCATATAGGGATTAAGAATTTTACCAATATCATTTCTCAATGATCCTCCTATAGGAAACATTGCAAAGTTATTAATAATATTACCGGCAATTCTTCCAGCACCTTTTGATGATTCTGGATGAAATAGTTCTACTAAATCACTAATACCTTGTAAATAAGATTTCTGTGTAAAGCCTTGGCTAACTGCAAGTGCTACCAATCCCAATTTATTCTCAGCCCATTTTGGACCCATAAGTTTTACATTATCGCCAATATCAGCAATAGTTGAAAGTAATAAATCATATGGTTCTAAAGCGGCATAACCAATACTAACTCCACCTAATTGAAAAGTTTTTGGAGTCCAACCACTATCACTCCAGTGAGCTCTTTGTGATCTATTAAGTGGACCATTACCAGTAATTTCACCAGCTAGATATTTCTGAGCGATCATTCCGGTAACAGCAAATCCCATTGCCTGTCTTCCGGCAAATAGGTTCTGAGCTTGCTTTAAATCATCAATAGTCTCAATTCCGAATTTTGCAAATACTTCTGGATTTCTTTTAAGTTTTGCAGCTGTACCACCAGCGATTACTCGACTCTCTCTTAACAACAAACTCATTACTGGCATATTCTTAACATTCATCTTTAAACCGTTAACACCTGTTCTGGCGAACAAGAAGAATGGTTTTATTAAAGGAACTGTATTGAATAAACTTTCTAATCTTTTACCAATCCAACCCATGTCTGTAGTAAGGGTTGCTTCTTGAAATCTGGCTTGTAAAGCTCTATCAGCATCAATGCTATAGTCTCCAAATTCATCAAAGTATTGACTGAAATGTAAATCCTCTGCATTTTTGAGTAATTCAGGTGTTATCTCTTTAAAGTTCCCTGATTCAACAGCGTCATAGACTTGCTTAAAAGCTTCTTCTCTTGATCTCGCTCGACCCATTAAATGTCTAAAAGTATCGTCAACTGAAGCTAATACTCTTGGAGACCAACCAAATAGTTTGTTATTATTTAATGTTCGACCTATATTGGCAAATCTCCATGCAGCAGCATCTGCCTCTGCTTGCACTTTATTTGGATTTTTACTAAATCTTTCTTCAACCGCCTTTCCATACATATTCCATTTGTTTTCAGCAGATCTATCAAATTCAGTAAATCTACTTTTAACATTGGCTATTGGTTTGGAAAAGTTAGTATTTAAGTTCTTTCTAAATACTGTATAAGCTTCAGGGATAAGATCAAATAAAGCTTTTGTATGTGCAAGTGAAGCCCCTAACAATCTTGTATCGCCAGTTAAGCCCATACGCATAGAAGCACCTATAAGCTGCTGAAGACTCTGTAAATAGACATTACTTGTAGTACCAATTATTGCTCTTAAAGGTGTTTTACCACTACTTAAAGTACTATTGATCATCATACTTTGTAGCTCTTCAATTACAGCACCTACATTTCTTTTACCTTGAAACTCACCACCCATTATTTTGGCTCTCAGGTATGCATCAAAATCTTGCCAGTTTTGGATTTTATTTGAAAATTGCATGACCTCTAATATCGCTTCTGCAAGCTCATCAGATTTACTGCCTTTCATCATCTCCATCATGAATTTCACGCCGTA